TCAGAAAATGCACGCCTTCTGCGAGCATTCATACAGAAAGCCCACCACCCGAGCCGCCGGGTAAAGCACCGCAACTGCCGTGACCAGCACCCACCAGCGTCGCTGCCGGCGAATGACCAGCCCCACGCAGACAAGCCATGCCAGGACGGCAGCCCAATACGCCGGAAAGTACGGCCCCAACCCCAGCATCAGCCAATCGATACGAACCAACGCCGCCCCTACCGCCGCCGCGATCAGCAAGATAACGAGCGTCAGCCGGTTGCCGGATCGATACACCGAACGGAACATGCGTGACCTCGCGCAGGTTGGGAGTGGGAAGCCGCTGATATTAGCCGACGCCCAAAATAAAACAGCCGCCCGTAATGGCGGCTGTCGGTACCTGATTTCGCAGGATTTCTTTGGTAGGCCCCCCGAGAGTCGAACTCGGCACCAACGGATTATGAGTCCTACCAAACTCTCCTAAGCTATTGTTTTTAGGAGATAAAGTTGACTTGTGCTATCGAATTCCTTTCGGATCAAATGGATACGGTGGACGCACTACAGGACACACCCCTCAGTCTGCCCACGCCTGTTGGTATCCGCGACTACAAGGCCCAACGCGAGTGGGAACGGCACCAGGTGCAGCGTGGTATTGAGCGCTACCGCGCCTCGCTCCAGAAGCTCCACGAGGACGGCAGCATTCGCCGCCGCGCCTTGGCTGAACTGGAACCTGGACAGGTAATCGCCCAGGACCTAATCGAGCCGGTCACCGAGCGCATCAAGGTCCTCCAGGCCGAATACCTCAGCGCCTACCAGGACCCGAAGCTCAAGCGAGTACCCGAGGCCTCCTGGCCGATCACCGCCCTTCCCCCCGAACGGCTGGCCGCCTGCGCCGTCCTGACCGCGCTCGCCCGGCCGGACCCGTGCAGCTTCACCGTGGTCGGCCGCGACTGCGGGACTCGCGTGATGCACGAGATTGAATACGAGACCTGGAAAGCCAACGAGGCCGCCGCCGCCAAAGAGCGGAAGGGGAAGGCCAAGGCCGGCCAGGACGTCCCGTTCGTCCCCGACCTCTTCAAGCTCATGCTGCACCGTAATGAAACGGTGGACATGCGCGTGTTCAAGAAGTGGTCCAACAAGGCGCCGCACTTCGTGAAGGGCGAATGGACACAGGAGATGAAGTTCCACGTCGGGTCGGTCCTGATGACCCTGCTGGTCGAGGCGGCCAGTTGGTTCCGCGTCGACAACGAGTGGGGCGAGGTAAAGAACCAGCGGAAGCTGGTGTTCTCCATGTCCGACGAAGGCCGGGCATTCGTGTCCTGCCGGCACAACCAGAACGAGTTGATGCGGCCTTTCCTGCTCCCCATGATCGCGGAGCCGAAGGATTACGAGTATCCCCCGGAACCCGAAGCGCCCGCCGCCGAAGCCTCATTTGGCGATGACTAGCACGAGTCACCTAGATTAAATCGACATAGGGTGACGACCCAATCGGGCCGTCGCCTTTTCTTTTCACCTCAACTAGCACAAGTTGCCTATGCACTGGACTACCCCCGAACTCGAACGCGCAATGGCGCACTTGGCAGCGGGCAATCGCAAGTTGCCTCTCGAACTCGTCAAGGAACTGCAAGAGCAGGGCTTTGACCCCGAATCCCTCGTCCAACACTACAAGAAGGCCCGCGCATGAAGAAGCAAACCATCCTGACCTGGACCGCCGCCCTGACCCTGGGCCTCGCCCTGTCTGCGACCTCGAACGACGCCGGTGCCCGTGGCAGCTTCTCGGGCGGCCGGAGCTACAGCGCACCTCGCAGCTACAGCGCCCCCAAACCTGCCCCGCGTGTCGTGAACAAGACGACGAACAACACCACGATCATCCAGCAGTCCGCCCCGGCCTCGGGCGGCGGCTTCTGGTCCACGTTCTTCGGCGCCGCGGCCGGCGGCGCTGTCGGTTCAGTCATCGGCAACGAACTGAGCAAGGACGACCCGCAGCCCCAGGCGGCCCCGGCGCCCGCCGAAACCCCGAAGCAATAAGCAGTACGGCTGACCCACGCACGGGTCCCTCTCAAGCTCCCCCATCGCTGACTGCTCGCTGACTATCCGAAGGACTGAACTATGACGCAACTGAAAGGCGGCTACCTCTCCCTGCGCACCCGTGCCGTGAAATCCATGGAACACGGTAACGCCCACACCGCAGCCATCGCCCGGCCCATGGCCGGCGCGTCGCTGGAAGCCCTTAACTGGATTCAGAAAACCCAGTGGGCCATCAACACAGACGTGTTGGAAGTGGCGCTGCATGTACGAGAGCGTGGCTTGGACCTCGCCGGGTTTCCCGCCGCAGAGAACGAGCAACTGCCCGCCCCCATCCCCGACGCCCAATGGGCGCTGTTCACCGACGACGAGCGCAAAGCGCACATGAAGGTGATCTCCGCCGTTCACGACAAGAACGCAAAGCTGGAGGGGATGCGGGCCAGGACGTACCGTATGCTCGAACTCGCCAAGGACATGGCACAGTTTCCCCGCATCTGGTTCCCGCACTACGCGGATTTCCGTGGCCGGTTCTATCCGCGCCCCCAGGACTTGCACACGCAAGGCGACTCGCTCATCAAGGGTCTCCTGACTTTTGCCGAGACGCAAAAGGCCGGCGTGAATGGCCAATTCTGGCTGCTGGTCGCCACGGCAAACGCCTTCGGTGAAGACAAGCTCCCGCTTGAAGCCCGGGCCGACTGGGCCGAGGACCACATGAAGTGGATTCTCCGTACAGCCCAGGACCCCATGGCGAACTTGGACTTCTGGGCCGACACCGACTCCCCCTGGGAGTTCCTGGCCCTGTGTTTCGAGGTCGCCCGCTTCGCGGACTTCGTCGCCAAACACGGTGAAGCAGCGATGGGGGAGTTCGACTCCCGCATTCCCGTCCGCCTGGACGCAACTTGCTCGGGTATTCAACACCTGAGCGCGATGATGAAGGACCCGTTGTCCGCCGCCGCCGTCAACGTGCTGCCCACCGGCAAGCGCGAGGACATCTACGGAGAGGTGGCCCGCATCGTCCAGCAGCGCATTGCACTGGACGCCGCGAACGGCAACCCCATCGCAGTGAAGTGGCTCGGTCACGTCGAGCGTAAGACCGTCAAGCGTGCGGTCATGACGACCCCTTACGGCGTGACCGAGCCAGGCATCCTGGCCCAGCTGATATCCGATGGCTTCTGCAAGCATTTCGAGAACGGAAAGGAGCGCTACGCCGCCGCCGGCTACCTCACGGAAGCGATCGTGTCCTCCCTAGACGCCAACATCGGTCAGCCGCGTGCCGCCATGAAGTTCTTCCAGGCAACGGCGCGGCACCTGGGCGAGCAGAACAAGCCCCTCGTGTGGACCACGCCCGCCGGGTTCACCGTTCGCCAGGCTTACTACCCATCCGACATGAAGCGGGTCAGCACCCTCGGTGGAACCGTTGCCATGTACCGAGAGAACACCGAAGCGCCCATGAAGCTTGACAAGCAAGCCAACGCCGCCGCACCCAACGTGGTCCATAGCTACGACGCGGCACACTTGGCGCTCACCTGCGTCGAGATGAAGCGCGAGGGAATCCGCGACCTCGCCTTCGTTCACGACTCATTCGGCACCCACGCCGGGCACATCGACACGCTGAACCGTCACATCCGCGAGCAGTTTGTGGGCATGTACGACGGCCCCGCGCTGGAGCAGTGGCGCGACAACGTAGCGACGCACACGGGGTGCCTAGACCTTCCGCCGGTCCCCCGCCTAGGCGACGACTCGGAAGCAATCCTGGACGTTACCGCTGTCTTGAAGTCCGAGTTCTTTTTCTCCTGAACTAGCATAAGTCACCCACGTAACTTAATTCTACAAAGGGTGACGACCCTATCGCTCGTCCCTCTCAACTCAATCCCAAGGATCACCATGAACACCTTCGCTGCCCTCGCCTTCTCCAACATCCTGCAACTGATCGCCGCCTTCAAGAATGGTGCGGTGTTCCAGATCGTCTTCAAAAGTGGCCACGTGCCGTACCCGGTCACGGATATCAGCGAGGAATCCTCCGGGAAACTGCGCGTCACTTACAAGACTGCCAACCTCGGCACCTTCACGGATGACGGCTTCCAGGCTGACGGCCGCCACGAAAGCAGCGCAAGCTGCTGGCTCCGAATGGTCAAGGGCGCGGACCCGCAGCCCTTCCTGAAGCAGTTCGTCAACGGCACGCCCGCCTACAACCCGAAGACCCGCGAGACTGTCAAGTCCATCGAATTCGTCAGCGGCGCCATCAAGGTCACCCTGACCGACGAAGCCGGGAACTGGCGCGTCTCGGACCGCTACGACCACGAAGGACGTCACCGCTGGGTGAAGGAACGCTCGCTGGTCCTGGGCGACCTGCCGCCCAAGCCGGTGGTCATGAAGGAAGTGACGCTGGAAGTTTTCCATTCGGCCATTGGCGTCGGCAACCACCTCGCCCACACCGCAGGTTCGCCAGGCGCACGTCTCAAGCGGCAAGGTGGCGCAATGCCTCTCGCCACCGTGACCGTCCAGGTCCCCGCCTGACCCCTCCACCCTCCCTATGACCCCGGCTAACCCCGGGGTCTTTTCATTTCTACCTATCTCTGCAAGGAAGCTCTCCCAATGGCTGACAAGAAGCCCGTCAAAGTCGTGTTCAAAGGCCGCACCCCCGCCGGCATCGCCGCCTGGGCCTGGGTGGACAAGCCCGACAACTCGGAATACGGCAAGGGCAAATACAAGTGCGCCCTGAAGTTGGAGAAAGGCGTCGAGGCCAACGACACCTTCGCCCGCAAGCTCATCGACCTGCACAAGGCCGCCAAGGGCAAGAAGGACACCTGCCCGGTCAAGGATGGCGACGCCCTGGCCGAGGACAACGAGAAGCGCGAGAACATGCGCGGCTTCTGGGTCTTGACCGCCAAGTCCAAGAACAAGCCCGAGCAGGTTGATGCCAAGAAGCAACCGCTGAAGGCCACGGCCAAGTCCGGCGACCTGGTCAAGCTGTCCATCGCCGCCGCCGAGTTCGACACCGGCGCGAACAAGGGCGTGACGCTGTACCTGAACGCCCTGCAACTGCTGGAGCGCCGCGCCGCCTCGGCCACCGACGACTTCGATGACGAGGACGACTACGAAGGCGACTCGGCCCGCGCCGAAACGCCGGACACCCGCGACGAAGACCAGGACACCTCGCAGTCGGATGACGACGAGGACTTCTAACCACACGCTGGTCGTGGTGCCCAAACCGGCACCGCGTCCTCGTGCGGCAACGATCCGGGGACATGCAGTCATGTATGACCCCGCTGATTACAAGGCCCACAAGCTGGCGCTGAAGTCCCTCCTGCCCACGCTGGATGCCCCGGCCCTCGCCGGAGAACTCCGCATGGACATCGAGTTCGTCTGCGAACCCATCAAGAAGTCCAAGTTCACCACGCCCAAGGGTGACCTGGACAACCTTGCCAAGCCCCTCATGGACGTGCTGACGCAAGAAGGATGGTATGGCGACGACCGCCAGATCACCGCGCTTCACCTCACCAAGCGCTTCCCGGCTCTCGGCGAAGCCCCCCAAATCAACTTCAAGCTCACCGAACTCACATGATCCTGACCATCATCAAGCTGACCACGAAGCTCGCCAAGGTGCTGGACTCGCTGGCGCAACGCGAAACCCTGAAGACCCAGAAGGCCCTGACGGAAGCGAGCGAACTGGTCGCCAAGGCCAACAAGCACCGCGCCACGGCGGCCACGGGCCGCAAGGTCGCCTCGGCCCTGCGCGATCTCGTGGACGCCGACGCGCAGAAGAAGACCTCGGAATAACTCCAGGCATCTCGGGGCTTCGGCCCCGCCTCTCCCTTACCAGACACACACCATGCACGTTGCCATCAAGCAGACCATCCTCGACAAAATCCTGAAGCGCATTCACGAAATCAAACGCGACAACCGCGAGCCGGAGTACATCGTGGTGACGCCGGAAGAGTACTGCGAACTGCGGGGCGACCGCCGCGTTTACGGTTACCTCAACTCGGACCGCTATGTGTGCCCCCCGTCTGAGCCAGTCGCTGACCTTTGCGTAGACACACGCGAATTCAAGTTGCGTGACAAGCACCTGGGATGGCTCGGCGCCCGTCCTTTCCTCCGCACCTACAGCCGCGAAAAGTTCATGGGCCTCCCGCTCTACGTGGTGCCCTCCGAATACATGCCCGCATAACCTGGAACCATTATGACCAACCGCCAAACCATTCGCATCACCACGCAACTCCGGACCATCGCCAAGCACTTCAAGCACCACGGCTCGATCACGAACGTCGAGGCCCATGCGGTCTACGGCATCCGTTCGGTCTCCAGCCGCGTCGCAGAACTGCGCAACCTGGGCCTGACGATCAACAAGGATCAGCGCAAGGACGCCACCGGCCAACGATACACCCGCTACGTCATGCCGCAGGGGCAGCGGGACTGCAACTGCAACCTGTGCCGCAGCCTGTTCGGGAGCGCCAACTGATGCGCCGCGCCTTTCGCCTGATCGGCGGTGGCCTGCTGGCCGTGTGGCGCCACGCCATGCTGGTCCCCGTGTTCGCCGGCCTGCTGCTGATGGTGCTGGGCATGTTCCTGGCACGGGGTCCCCGCGAAGCCGGGATTCTGTTCGACCGCCTGACCTACTGAGCCCCGCCTTCCAACACCCAACCCGCCCTAACACGGCGGGTATTTTTTTGGACCTCTCAAATGAACAAGACCTCCCCCGCCACCTTCACCGTCAAGGCCCGTGGTTACTTCGCGCAGTCCCGCCCGGACGGCAAGGTCGTCGTCAAGGGCCGTGGCCCCCGCCGCGTCATGACGCTCGAAGAGTTCGCTGCGCTGCTGCAACCCAAGCCGAAGGCCGCGTAATGGGGCGGATCACGCGATACCACGTCGAGCATCCCGAGACGGGCTTCGTCTCAGGTCCCTATGACAACTCAGCGCCGGCCACTACCCGCGTGAACCAAGGACGAAAGTCGCGCTGGGATGTCGAACGTGCCCGCGCCGCCGCCTACTACATCGTCGCCACGACCTACGAGGAAGTGGAACGGACGATGTACATCCCGAAGTCCTGGCAGAAAGGACGCAATGACCGAGCATGACAGCGACTCCACCCTGATCGAAAAGGGTGAATGCCCTGATTGCGGGAGTAGTGACGCATGCGCAACCTACGACGACGGCCACCGCTTCTGCTTCAGCTGCAACACCTACTTCCCCGCAGACGGCGAAGCCCGTCCGTCCACCCCGAAGGGTCCCTCGGACCTAATCCGCAACGGGAAGTACCAGGAACTCAAGAAGCGCGGCATCTTTGAAGAGACCTGCCGCCGCTACGGCTACACCGTGGCGGAGCGGGACGGACGCAAGGTGCAGGTCGCAACCTATGGCGACCCCGTGACCGGCGAGCCGGTGGCGCAAAAGGTCCGCACGCCGGACAAGGACTTCTACTCCACGGGTAGCTTGAAGAAGGCGGGTCTCTACGGACAGCACCTGTGGCGCACGGGCGGCAACAAGCTGGTCATCACCGAAGGTGAGATCGACTGCCTCTCCGTGGCCCAGGCGCAAGCCCTGAAGTGGCCTGTGGTCTCCCTGCCCACCGGGGCCGCCGGGGCCGCCCGCGCCATCGCTGCCCAGCTGGAATGGGTCAGCAGCTACAAGGAAGTGATCCTCTGGTTTGACAACGACGAGCCGGGCCGCGCCGCCGTGGAGGAAGTCGTCAAGCTCTTGCCTGCCGGCAAGGTCAAGGTGATCTTCTGCCAGGACGGGATGAAGGATGCCAACGACATGCTGCGCGAGAAAGGCGCGAGCGCCGTCGTCCAAGCCATCTGGGACGCCAAGACCTACCGGCCTGACGGCGTGATCGCGGGCGAGGACCTGACGGTCGAACGGCTCAAAGCCAAGACCGCGCCGGGCTGGCAGACCCCGTACCCCATCCTGAACGAGATGACCAAGGGCATCCGCCCCCGGCAGCTTTGGTTGTTCACGGCGGGCACGGGTGTCGGCAAGTCCACGGACGCCCGGGAGTTCATGTACGCCGCGCTGTGCGAAGGGATTCATGTGGGCGCTGTGTACCTGGAAGAGTCCGTCGAGGACACGGCCAAGTATCTTGTCGCCCTGGACAATGACACCCCCGCCGAAGAACTGGAGGACAACCCGGAACTCCTGACTGACGCGCAGTGGTCCACCAGCGTGGCGAAATTGCTGCACAGTGGCCACTACCAGGCATACGACCACTTCGGGGCCACGGACTCCGCTGGACTCCTGGCGAAGATGGAGTTCATGGCGGCCAACGGGGCGACCCTGTTGTTCCTGGACCACCTGACCATCGCCGCCACCGGCCTAGACAACGAGGGCCAGGATGAACTGCTGGTCAAGCTCCGATCCCTCATCGAACGCACGGGTTGCAGTGTCGTCGCCATCGCCCACGTCCGCAAGGAGCCTCCCGGTTCCAGGTCGGCCGAGGAAGGCGCATCCCTGTCACTGAGTTCCATCAAAGGCTCCGGCTCGCTGAAGCAAATCCCCGACGTCATCGTGGCGAAGGAACGCAACCAGCAGGCCGAGAACCCCGAGGACCGCGACGTGGCAATGCTGCGCGTGCTGAAGGTTCGACGCGGCGGCAAGACCGGCCCAGCCGACTACCTCCGTTACGACCCGAAGACCGGCCGCGTGAAGCCCTGCGAGGCCCCGCAGCGGCGCAGTAAGAGTGACGACTTTGATGACGAAAGCGGCAACAACGACTTCTAAGTCGGTCGCCCGCCTCCTACTCAAGTCCAGCAGATACCGCGCCAAGCAAGCAGCCATCCCGCACACCCTGAAGCTCGAAGACATCCGAGTACCCGAGCGATGCCCAGTTCTGGGCATGCGCCTGCGACCAACCCTGGGCCGTCAAGGTCCCAACTCCCCCTCGCTAGATCGCATCAACCCGCGCAAAGGCTACGTGCCGAGCAACGTGGTTGTCGTGTCCTGGCGAGCCAACTCCATCAAGAAGGACGCGACCCCAGCCGAACTGGATCGGGTCGCGTCTTTCTACCGCCAAATCGCACACGAATGTCCGGAACCCAGCATCCCGCTACGACCACGGAAGTCGTAGACCCCCGCGCCACCATCACTGGCTTCGCCATGGTCGCAGCCCACGACGGGAATCCGTTGAAGGCTGTCCAGGCCGCGTACAACAGCGCAGCCGCACGCGCCGCTGGCGTGAACCGCAAGCCCGTGATGATCTCCGTGATCGTTCACGTCGCCCCCGAAGCATGACCCAGGACCACACCGACGACCTGTTGGTGTGGGACTTGGAGTCCGATGGGTTGCTGAAGGAACTGACTCGCATCTGGGTCATGTCCATCGGTAACGTCCGCACGGGCGAAGTCATCACCTACACCGATCACGACCCGCTCTACCCCCCTTTGATGGAAGGTGTGAAGCGCCTCTCAACCCACGTATTCAACAACCCTGGTCGCCGCTGCCTCGTTGCCCACAATGGCATCGGCTTCGACCGCAAGGCGCTCCTGAAAGTCACGGGCGTCAACATCCCCGCCGAGGTCATCTACGACACGATGATCATGGGTCGTCTCCGCGACCCGGAACGTCTCGGCGGCCACAAGCTGGAGTCCTACGGCGTCGAACTCGGCGTCCTCAAAGGTTCCTACGACGGGGGTTGGGATCACTACAACGAGCCGATGCGCGACTACTGCGGCCAGGACTCCGTAGTGACCATCGCCCTGTTCAAAAAGCTGCAACACGTCACGACGTGGGGCCAGGCCTGCGAACTGGAACACAAGGTCTCGTACCTCGTGGACCTCCAAATGGAGAACGGCTTCAAGCTGGACGTCAAGGCAGGCATCCTGCTGGCCGCCCAGCTGAACGACTCGCGGCAGGGCCTCGTGGCCGAGCTTCAGCGCACGTTCCCGCCGCGCTTCCTGCCGACCGAGACCAAGAACCCCAAGCGCACGATGACCCGCCAAGGCGTCGGGTACACCCAGGGCGCTCAGTACACCGCGATCAAGCTGGTGGACTTCAACCCTGGCAGCGAGTACCACGTCGCCCGGGAACTCAAGGCCCGCCACGACTGGACCGCGCCCCTGACCGACAAGGGCAACCCCAACATCACCGAGGCGGTCCTGAAGAAGCTGGACTTCCCAGAGGCCCAACTGCTGATCCGCTTCGCTCGTGAAGAGAAGCGGTGGACTCAACTGGCAGGCCCCCCGAAGATCGCCAAGAAGACTGGCAAGCAGACCGGGGGTGGCTGGCTGCACCACGCTGACGAAGAGGATCGTGTCCACGGCTACGTGAACTCGAACGGCGCGGTGACGGGCCGCATGACTCACCGGATGCCCAACTCCGCGAACATCGACAAGGACCCGCTGATGCGGGCGCTGTGGATTCCGCGAGAAGGCTGGAAGCTGGTGGGCTGCGACGCCGAAGGCCTGGAGCTTCGTGTCCTGGCGCACTACCTGTCGCGCTACGACGACGGCATCCTGACCCGCGCCCTCCTGGAAGGCGACAAGTCCAACGGGACCGACGCGCACTCCATGAACCGGAAGAACACCGACCTGTTCTCCCGAGACGGCGCGAAGACCCTGCTGTACGGCGCACTGTACGGCGCTGGGGACGAGAAGGCCGGGTCCATCTGGATCGCGGACTGGCGCTCCAGCGGCAAGCCCCTGGAAGAGTGGCCGAAGTGGGCCATTGAGTGGAACAAGGCACGCACCCGCTGCCGCCTGCGCTCCACCATCGCCATCGGCCGCATCGTCAAGTCGCGGCTGATCGACGGTATCAAGGGTTTCAAGGAACTCAAGAACGCCATCGCAGCCAAGGCCAAGGCCCAGGGCTGGATCAAGGGGATCGACGGTCGCCGCATTCGCATCCGCCACGCTCATGCCGCGCTCAACACCCTGCTGCAAGGCACGGGCGCAATCATCATGAAGCAAGCCCTGGTCATGTACCACGAAGAGATCACGACCAAACATGGTCTGGTCCACGGCAAGGACTTCGGCTACTGCGCCAACGTCCACGACGAAGTTCAGCAGGAAACCCTCCCCGAATACGCCGACCTCTGCGGCTCCACGTTCAAGCAGGCCATTACGGATGCTGGGACTCACTTCAATTTCAGGTGCCGTCTCGACGGTGCCTACGACATCGGAAGCAACTGGCATGAAACCCACTGACATGATGGGCGCGGAACTCGCCGTGGGCGATACCGTCGTCACCGACGTGACCGCCTACAAGAGCACCCGCTTGCAGGCTGCGACGATCACGAAGATCGGCGAGAAGTACCTGACGCTGGCGTACACAACGCCCGCCGACTGGCGTGGTCGCCCTGGTCGTCCGCAGTCCGTCTGCCGCAGCCCGAGTGGCGTGGCAAAGGTGGCCGGATGAAACTGACCCTCCTGCAACTCCAAGCCCTCGCCCAAATCGCAGTCAAGTTCTTCCCGACTTGCGTGATCGGCGGCGGTGCCCCGCGTGACGCGGCGGCGGACGTGGACATCAAGGACATCGACCTGTTCATCGACATCCGCTTGATGGGCCACGACGACTACGAGAAGGCCGTCGAGGCTTTCCGTCTCGCCCTCGGCGGCACCGTGCGGCCCACGTCCACCCCGAGCGTCGAGGCGGAACGCAGCTACGACCTGGACGCCCCGGGCTACCCGGTGATCCAACTACTTCCGGTCTACCGCTGTGTGTACCGCGACGTCTTCGACTACGACTTCGGCTTCTCGCAGATTGCGATGACGGAGCATGGGCTGCTGGTGTCGCATAAGTGGGTGAAGGATGGCGTCAACGACACGATCACCTACACGAAGAAGTCCCCGGACCCCAAGTCCGCCGCCCGACTCCAGCGGCTCAAGGCCAAGTACCCCGACCGGCGCTTCGTGAACTGCGAGGAACTGGAGGGTTGAGGGGTCTGATCGACGGCGACGAGGCCATCTACAAGGCCTGCGTCATCAAGGTCTCCGAGACGGATTGGGATAGCGACGACGGCGAAGACGTCGAACGCCTCCCCACTCTCCGGGAAGCCAAGCGAAAGCTGGTGGACCTTGTGGACTCCTGGTTAGCCGCGGCTGGCTGCGACGAGTCCACCTTCGTTATCTCCCCTCCCACCCGTGGCCTGTTCCGGCGCGGCCTGTTCCCGGCGTACAAGTCGGGTCGCAGCGCAAAGCCGGACATCTACGCAGACCTCGAAGCCTGGGCCATCAAGCGCTGGGATGCCGTCTGGTATCCCGGCCTGGAGGCCGACGACACCCTGGGCGTCCTGTCCGGTAAGGGCACGACCATCCTGTCCACCGACAAGGACATGAAGACCGTACCAGGCCGCCTGTACATCCCCAAGGCCGACAAGATCATGACGATCAGTCAGGACCGCGCCGACCATTGGTGGATGATGCAGACCCTCATGGGCGACACCACGGACGGCTTCGACGGCTGCGTGGGCTGCGGCCCCAAGGGTGCCGAGGACGTCCTTCTGGGCGGCTCCACCATGAAGCATTGGTGGCCTGCCGTCGAGAGGCGCTTCGAGGAACCCAAGAAGGGCAAGTACAGGGCGGTCGTTCAGACCCGCCAGGACGCCCTGGTCCAAGCACAACTCTCCCGCATCCTCCGGCCCGGCGAATACGACCCCCAAGGTGGCGGCGTTTTCTACCGGATCGGCAACCACGACATCTCTTTCAATGCCCATGACATCTCAAGGTAAACAACTGAACCTCGTCGGCATCGCCGCGAAGGCGCAGTCCGGGAAAAGCACGGTCGCCGGGTTTCTCAAGGAGGCTGGCGCATACACCGAACTCTCCTTCGCGTCCCCGATCCGCGAGTTCGTCGCGGGCCTCCTGGGCTGCACGGTGCCGGAACTCGAACCCATCAAGGAGGACGTGATCCCCTGGTGCGGCAAGAGCCCGCGTCAGCTGATGCAGACGCTGGGGACCGAGTGGGGCCGCAAGATGGTCTCCGAGACCTTCTGGATCGACCAAGCCATGCAGCGCATCCAGCGCGAATGGGCGCGGGGCCAGATGGTAGTCATCAGCGACGTCCGGTTCGACAACGAGGCCGAGGCCATCCGCAATGCGGGCGGCTGCATCCTGCACCTGAGTCGCCCGGACGGTGCCCGCACCGTGGCCCAGCACCTGAGCGAAGCGGGCGTCGAGCGCAAGCCCGGCGACTACTCCATCATCAACGACGGCTCCCTCCGGGCGCTGCGCTCCATGGTCGGCGCGTGGCACTACGGGGTCTGGGACGGTCAAGTTGACCCGGAGTTTGTGGTTTGAACCTCGCCGCCCTCAAGGCTCTCTGGGCCAACAAGCCCCTCCGGTATGTCCTGGCCGCCGCCGTGATTCTCGTGGCAGGCCTGGTGTACCGGGGACACCTGATCGACTACGGGGCAGCACAGGAGCGCACCGCCGCCCAAGTCCGCCAGGACAAAGCGGTGTCTGCTGCCCGAGACGCCGACGCCCTCGTGACCGCCCGCGTCACCACTGACCTCACCCAGCGCCTCCGCGCTCAACAGGAATCCCATGATCGCGTTACCTCTGAACTCCAGACTGCACTCGCTGATTCTGATCTCCGCCGCCGCCGCGCTGATGATCGCATTGTCGGGCTGCTCAACGAAGCCGCCGGCCTACGTTCGCGGCTTGCCAGCGCTGCCGCCCGAACTCGCGGCGCCGCCGGAACCGCTCCGCCCGATTCGGCCGACCCTGCACCCGGCCCCGTCGTCTCCGACGCCGACGTCCTCGTATCCGTAACGGAGAACTATGCGATTTGTAACCGCAATTCGGAGCGCCTGGCGGCGCTTCAGACTTGGTACGAGGGCGTCCGTACCGGCAAGGTCCGGGCCACGGATTAATTCGACAGAGGGTAGTAGCCAGCCTATCTCTTTACCTCTACGAGACGCCGCCCCCCTGGACGGCGAGCTTCCCCGGGACCTCCCCGGCTCCGGCGAAATCCGCAGGCTGGCGGATTACCTGTCCGCCCTGGTCCCGCCTGAATCGGCGCTCTCCCTGGTTCGCGCCAAGGACTACACGGCGGCCCACGAACTCGGTGGCTACCATGAAGCGATCCAAGCACTCCGCGACGTCGCGGACAACGTGGATGCGGCTAACGAGGAAGCCCAAGCGCAAGCAACGCAAGGAACAAGCCTGTGAGTTATCACGCTTCCTCCGGCGCACCGGCTACCCCTTCGCTGCCGAATGGTCGCCAGCTTCCCTGGCGTCGTGTCAAACGCACGTACTCCGTGGTCCTGGCGGCTATCTCGGCGCGGTATGGCTCCAGCCAGTATCGCCCTCTCGAACGAACCTCCACATCCACATCGCGCCCGCCCTTCGTGGCCGGTGGCTCACTCCCCGAGCCTTTCGCTACCTAGTCGAAGCGGCGCGGTCCACGGGAGCGCAGGAAGTCTTGGCGCTCCCCCTCCCCACGCATGTCCAGTACGTTCTCCGTGTCGGCTTTCTGCCTATCGGGGACGGCTGGTATTCCCTGGACCTCCGAAACCCATGAGTTCCCCCAAACCTCCCAAGGCCCCGCCGCCCCCGCAGCCCGATCCTCCGGCCGCTAAGGCGGTGTTCGGGGCTGAGGACTCGCCCGTGGCGGCCTCTAAGAAGCGGTCCGCCCAGCGACAATCCCTGGCCGCCTCGTACCTCACCGCCCCGCCCTCGGCCGCACCGGGGGTCGGCGTCCAGCTGTGAAACTGGCTGATCGGTACAACGAACTAACCAGCGACCGCCAGCCCTACCTCACCCGAGCGCGGGCTTGCGCATCGCTGACCGTGCCGAGCGTCTGCCCCCCCGAGGGCCAGTCACCCAGCGCGGTACTGCCCCAGACCTACCAGTCCTTTGGCGCCCGGGCGACGGTCAATCTGGCCGCGAAGCTCCTGATGGCACTCCTGCCTCCCGGCACTTCGTCGTTCAACCTGAAGGTCCCGACCAAGCTCCTGATCGAACAGGGCACCCTGACGCCCCCGACCGACGTAACCCTGGGTCTAGCCAAGTGCGAGAAGCTGGTCAACGACCGAATCGAGACCCTGCAATGGCGGCGCCCCACTTATACCTCCCTGCTTCATCTGATCGTCGCAGGCAACATCGCCGAGTACATCACGCCGGAAGGCAAGATCAAGCAGTTCCGCCTGGAGCAGTACGTCTGCGTCCGGGATTGGAACGGCAAAGTGGTCGAAGTGGTCACCGCCGAAAAGCTGAAGGTCCGGGCGCTTCCCCAAGAACTCCGGGGCAAGACGGAGAAGAAGGAAGACGCAAGTTGCGTCCTATACACCCGCTTCGTCTACCACGACGAGGATTCATACTCGATCCAGCAAGACCTGGACAACGTTTCGGTGCAGGCAGAGCAGAAGCACCACGGCATCATGCCGTGCAACGCCTTGGCCTGGGAACTCGTTCCTGGCGAGAACTATGGCCGCTCCCATGCTGAGGCGAACTACGCCGACCTCATGGGTCTCGATGCGACCGCCCAGCAGATTCGGGAGATGGGGGCCATCGCGGCCCGCAACCTGATCTTCGTGCGGCCCAACGCGGCCGGCGGCAACCTGCGCAAGCGGATTGCTGAAGCCCGCAACGGCTCAGTCCTCTCAGGAAACGGCGGCGACAGCGGCGACGTGCAGCCCTTCCAGTTCAATAACTCCGCCGCGATCCAAACGCTGAGTGCGGAGAAGCAGGACCTTCAGCGCGGGTTGGCGCAAGCCTTCCTACTGACGGGCGACCTGCGCCGCGACGCCGAGCGCGTGACGGCCTACGAGCTTCAAATGCTGGCGTCGGAGATCGAACAAGCGCTGGGCGGCACCTACTCCCTGCTCTCCGTCGAACTTCAGGCCTGGCGCATCCGCAAGCTCATTGCGCAAATGCAATCCCGCCAAGAGCTTCCCCCGATTGCCGACAAGATCGCTATCGAAGTCACCACGGGTCTCGAAGCCCTCGGCAAAGACGCCCAGGTCAACAAGGCCCGGACCCTCTTCGGACTGTTCAACGAAGTGCCCCAGGCCTTCCAGCAGCAGGCCGCTGCGAAGATCGACTTCGACGTGATCCTCACCCCGACCATCGCAGCCCTCGGCTTCCCTGGAGGCGTCAAATCCGACGCGCAAGTCCAGCAGGAGCAGGCGGCACTCCAACAACAGGCCCTGGCCGGTGACGTAATGAAGGCAGCAGCCGGACCCGTCGCTGGCGCAGTGGCCCAGAACCAACTTGGACAATGAGCGACACCGCGCAATCCCCAGCAACACCCCCGGCGGCGCCGGACACATCGGCCGCTCCGGCCGCACAGCCGGCCCCGGGGTCTCCCGAGCATCGCGCCGCAATGATCGCCGCCTACGACGCCCAGTTCGCTAAGCACGCGCCCGCCACGGGCGCTGCCAGCGAGCAACCGGCGACGCAGGCGCAGACTGCACAGCAGCAGCAACTGCCGAGCGATCAAAGCGCCTCCCCCAAACTCACCGACACGCCGGCCGATGAAGCGGCGAAGCCTACGGCCGAAGATCCGAAGAAAGGCGACGAAGCAGGAGCCAAGAGTCTTGGCGACCTCTACGCCTCCGGTGATCTCGTCACCGGCTTCAACGCCGAGAAGGTGCCGGACACCGTGGCCGCCGCGTTCAAGGCCGCTGGCCTGGACGACGATGCCATCACCGCGATGCACTCGCAATTCCGTGCGGGTCAGCTCGCGCTACAGCGCGAACAAGCGACCAACCTGCACCAAGCGGCAGGCGGCAAGGGCCAGTTCGACGCCCTGGTTGCCTGGGGCCAGAAGAACCTGACGCAAGAGCAGCGCGAGTTTTACGACATGCAGCTGAACGGCCCGAACGCCGCCGAGGCCATCGCGGTCCTGAAGCAGCGCATGGTCGCAGGTCAAGACCCCAAGGTCGTGCTGGCGAACGCCAACGCGGCTCCGGCCGCCGAGGGCTTCCGCGACAAGTCGGAAATGATGGCCGCCATGAACGACCCTCGTTACAAGACCTCCGAAGCCTTCCGTCAGGACGTCCGCGCAAAGCTGGCCGTCTCGCGCTTCCAGTAACGCCTCCCTCTTCAAGCCCTGCCTTTCTGCGTCCCTTTCCCAAGGGACCGGGCGGGGCTTCTCACATCCCCAATAAGGAAAAGACGCAATGTCTTTCACGAACGACAACGGCAATCCCATCGCTTTCGGCACTGGCGCCTCCGGCACCGACGACCGCGCCCTCTTCCTGAAGCAGTTCGGCGGCGAAGTATTGACCGCCCTGACGGCCAACACCCTGACCGCCGGCAAGACCCGCGAGAAGTCCATCGGCGCCGGCAAGTCGTGGCAGTTCCCGCGCACCGGCGTGTCGAAGGCCGAATACATCACTCGCGGCCAGGAGATGCTGGGTAACGGCTTCATGACGGACGAAGTGACCATCACGGTCGACGCGCCGCTGACGGCCTCGCACTCGCTGTGGGACCTGGACGTCCTGATGTCGCACTTCGACATCTCGTCGCCGATCTCTACGGAAATGGGCGCCGTCCTCGCCCGTACCGTGGATCAGAACGTCTTCCGCTCTATCGCCCTGGCGGCCCGCACCGCACCGTCCTCGGCCATCCCTGGTTCCGGCGGCACGAAGATTCTGCGGCCGGGCCTGACGGCCACAGACGGCACCAAGGGCACCGACTGGATGGACGGCATCCGTGAGGCAAAGCGTGCCCTTTACGCGAAGAATGTCCCGGTCGGCGCCGCCATCTACATGGCCGTCAACTACACGGTCTTCGACGCGATCAAGTACGCGCAGGACGCCGGGGGTCACTACATCAACCTGAACTCCATGATCAACCTGGCTGCGGCCGGCCTGGGTTCGGCAGTGTCGGAAGCCATCCGCTTCGAGGGCGTGACCATCATGCCGTCGAACCTGCTGCCGAACACCGACGAGACCGCCAAGACCGACGTGTTTTCCAAGTACCGCTCGGACTACTCGAAGACCACCGGCGTCATGTGGTTGTCGGACGCCGTCGCCACGCTGTCGCTGCTGGACGTGACGGTCGAGACGACCCGAGACGTGCGGCGCCAGGAAGACTTCATGGTCGCTAAGACCGTGAAGGGCCACGGCACCCTGCGCAGCGAGTTCGCTGTGGAGTTTGGTCTGCCGGCGTAAGCCTCAACCCGCCCTCTCCCCTCATGGGGAGGGGGCATTTTTTTCATCTCTTTCCCAATGCTCACTCGACTCGAAGCTGTAAACCAGATGCTTGTCGCCGTTGGCGAAAGCGTGATCCTCGTGCTTGAAGAAGGCGCGGGCGATTACGCGAATTGCTCCGCCATCCTGGACGCCGAGACCAAGAAGGTATTGGCAAAGGGGTGGTACTTCAACACCGACAAGGGGATCGTCATGGTCCCCGATACAACTGGGAAAATCCTGGTCCCACCGAACGTGCTGTCCCTGGACCCCACGGACCCCAAGGCGGACATCACGCAGCGCGACGGTTACCTCTACGACCTCAAGAACCATACCGACATCTTCGCGGCCCCCGTTTCGGTGGACCGCATTGTCAACCTCGCTTTCGAGGGTTGCCCCTACCACGTCCAGCGGGAAATTGTGGGCAAGGCCGCGCAGGCATACCAGCGCGGATACGTCGGCTCCGACACTCTCGACAAGTACGCAACCGAAGAACGGGCCGAGGCAACCGCTGACGCCCGCGACGCCGAGGTGGACGAGGACGACTACAACATTCTGAATAACCCCGACCTGGCCTACCTGTGGCGCCAGTCCCACCGGCGAGGCATCTAATGGACGGACTACTCCAGCCGCGAATCGGCGGTCTCTACCACGGTGTCAGCCGCCAGGCAGACCTCCAGCGGTCGCCAAGCCAGATGCAGGTGCTGGACAACTTTCTACCCTCGGTTGACTACGCGGGCTTCGTGGATCGCAGCGGCACCAAGCTGATCAATGCCCTCGCGGGTCCGAACTACGCAGATACCGGGCACCACTTCTTCCGCACTACTGACGGGCGACGCTGGGTCCTGCTGCGTCGCATGGAGCCGGGTGCCATCGAGGTCCGAAGCCTCGACACCGGCATTCTAGCGAGTCTCACGCTCGGTCCGTATGTGCAGGGTTACATCGGGACGTCCACGGATTCCCTGCGGTTCCTGACAATCTCGGACACCACCCTGATCCTCAACACTTCAGTGGCCGCCCAGGCGAGCGCCCCGCCGAAGCCGCCGCTAACGTCCGCATACCTCGTGATCAAGCGGACCTCCACCGCCGCGCAGTCGTTCACCGCGACATCGTCGGCGGGGTCGGGACAGGTGGTCCTGCGTCAGAACTCCGACACCACCAGAGACTTCATCGCGCTCCAACTGGCGCAGAACATTGCCACAGGGATGCCGGGTGTGAACACCTTCCGGGTGGCCCCCAATGTAATCCGGGTCTCGGGCACGGCCGCCGTAATCGGCTCGCTGGTCTTCACCAACGACTGGGACGACGGAGCCGTCGTAAACATCAAGGGGCGCGTAGGCGCACTGGCCGACCTGCCGCCCACGTTCGAGGCGGGCGTCCCCGTGATGGTTGACCTGGGACAAGGCGACGCAAAGTCTTCCTACTACGTCCAATATGACGCCAGCCGGAATGCCTGGGTGGAGTGCAGCTACGCTGTCCCGGTCACTGCCCCCACCGGCCAGTACCTCCCGTCTACGATGCCCATCCGGCTACACCAGACAGGTCCTGCCGCGTTTGAACTTCAACCTTGCGACTGGGAACAGCGAAAGGTCGGGGACGACGGCAGCAATCCGATGGCCGGCTTTGTTGGCAAGCGTATCTCGGCGATGGCTCAGTGGAAGGGGCGGCTATGGTTCGGGGCTGGCGACACGATCTACTCGTCCCAGGCCGACGACCTCTTCAACTTCTGGCGTTCCAGCGCCCGCGAAGTTCTCCCGGCCGACCCTATCACCCTGCCCATCGAAACGGATGATGTGTCCGACGTCGAGTGGCTGGTGGGTTTTCGGTCCAAGCTGATGGTCCTGTGCGACAACGCGCAGCTGGAAGTGCCTGGCGAGGACGCGGTAACCCCAACATCCGCAGTGATAGGCGTGGCTACGCGCTACCAGCTGGACGGGGCGTGCGAACCCAAAGTTATTGGGGATGCGCTCTACTACACCGGCCCCATGCCGGACAGGTCGGCCATCTGGGAGTACCAATACGAGCAGCAGACGTCGAACAACGCCGCCGAGGACCTGAGCAAACACGTTCCCGGGTATGTGCCAGGACACGTCAGGCGTATCCGTGGCGCCGCGCAGGCCGGGCGCATCTTCATGCAGGCCACCGGCGATCCGGGCGCCCTATACGTTCAGACATCCTTCTGGAAAGACGGCCAGCGCCAGCAGAACGCCTGGAGCCGCCTCGTCTTCGCAGGGGTCGCCCGCATCCTCACCTTTTGGGTGTATGCAGACACCCTGTTCCTGGCGGGCACTGCTGATGGCCAACTGAAGCTCCTGTCGCTTCCAGTAGAAGCCGGCTTGGGCCGCGATCCGCAGGTCGACGTCCGGCTCGACTACCGCGCCCCTGTTCAGCTGACATGGAACGTCCAGCGCAATCGAACGGAGCTTGTGCTTCCCCCAGGATACAGCCAGTACTCCGACGTAATCGTCTTAGTGGACATGGGTGACGGCTGGTTCCGTGAGTACGCCGGCTCCGTCGTAAACGACGGTTCGCAGTGGCTCGCCCACTTTGCCGAGAACACCGGCAAGACCACCGGGCTTGTCGGGCTGCGCTACACCCGCACTGCGACCTTTTCGCCCTTCTACCCTACCGTGGGAGAAAAGACGACACCACTGGGGCGTCTCCAGGTCGCCCGCGTCACCGTGGACTGCATGGTGTCCTGCGACTTCAAAGCAACGGTCACCCGTGCTGACAGAGTGCCTATGGTGAAGGCTGTTGGCCCCCGTGTCATCGGGGAGGCCCTGATCCCCCGGATCGTCCGAGATACCTCCATGACCGTCCCCTTCAATTCTCAGGGACACAAGGCGGAACTGACGCTCACCTCCACCAGCACCGGACCTCTGTGTGTCACAGGACTGACCCTTCAAGCCCGATACACGAACCCGAGGCTCCAATGAACCGCGACAACACCGCCCCCGCCGACATCCCCGTCCTAGCCAGGAATCTCCGCAGCCCTGACCGCGAGGAACTATTTCTCGCCACCGGCCAGCCGGACCCCAAGGACAGCCTGCGGGATGCGGTGTTCGCCTCGACATTCTGCGAGTCCCTGCGCTTCAACGACGGGGAACTCGCCGCCATCTGGGGCGTGGTTCCCCTCCCAGCCGCCGCTGGTTCAATCTGGATGCTCTGCACCGAAGCGGTCGAGCGGCGGCCCTCTCAATTCCTACGTTCGTGTCCTGGTCTCGTCCAGTATGCGCACGTCAGCTACCCAACATTGCTCTGCGCCCCGTGGCGCGGCAATGCCCTCCACCTTCGCTGGCTCGAATGGCTGGGCTTCGAGCCTGGCGCGATCCACGATAAATTCCAAATCTACTCACATGTGCGGTCCACTTGTAGTGCCCATCTTGATGCTGGCGGTATCGGCGGCCGGCGCAATGATGCAGAAGAACGCGGCCGACAACGCCGCTGAGGCAAACGCCAAAGCCCAAGAGAACAACACCCGCGAGGGCTACCGCGTCTCCCAGGAAAATGCCCGCAACGCTGATGCTCAGGCGTTCGAGGCCCAAACCGACCGCGCCCGCAAGGCCCAACAGCAGCTGTCAATGGCCCGCGTCATTGCAGCGCAGGGTGGCGGCTCCCTAGCTGCCCGGGCGATCAACATCAATGCCGGGGCCGCCGAGGATTACTCCCGCATCGACGCGGGCCTGTCCAACCAGCAGTCCTCCGTGCGCGGCCAACTGGCGGCGCTCCAAACACAAAGCCAGGATGCGGTGTCGCAATCCAACGCAACCTTCTCCGCAAACCGAACCAGCTTCCTTTCCAACGTGGGTTCTGCCGCAGTCGGCGCCGCTGGCATGGCGTACTCGAACATGTCCGCAATTGAGGCCGCCAAGAACAAGACGGCGGATTACCAACTCCCTAAGAGGTAGTCAATGGCCGAAGGCCCTCAGCAACAACGAAGGCTCGATGCCACCCCTGGCCGCTTTGCGGCAGTTGGGGATTTGGCTGACGCGCCCGGAACCAAGACGGCGCTATATTCGCCTACGGCAGCACAGACGCGTGGGGAGGGTCAGCAGATCGCCGCACTGGGCGAGGCGCTAGGCTCCTTCTTCAACGCATCTGCCCGCACGCTGGCCCACGTCAACCAAGCCAGCCAACGCGAAGAACTCGTCCAGATCGAGCGTGAGAACCACGCACTATCCCTACAAGCCGGCGTGGACCATGCGGCCGGGAAACAGAAGGACCCGAGGTATCTTGATCGGCAAGCTTACGCCGGTGCCTACGAGACAGCAGCGGCCGACGACCATGCCCTGGACCTCAACGAAGGGCTTCGCGCAAAATTTGCCACCCTGGACCTATCCGACCCAAACCTCAACCTTCACGGCATCGCCGAGGAATACTACCGCGAGAATGTCGGTAAAGGCACGGGTCAAGGGCAGTATGATGCCCGGCTACTCCAGCGGTATACCTCCGCCTCGCAGTCGCTCATTCAGCAGTATGCCGAGGGGCAGCGCTCGACCATCCAGTCAAATGCCCGAGCCGAACTCATTCAGAGCGCGACCCGGCAGGTACTGAGTCCGACTGGCATCACTGCCCCGCAGCTGGCAGACCTACGTGAGCGGCTGACCTACCTGACCCATGGCGACCGCTCGGCCGCCGACAAGCTGCTGATGACATCACTATCTGGGCAGCAGAACGCTTTCCAGGGTGACGCGATCCTCCGATCCATGCAGGAACTCGGGATGGACGCCAGCGAGCCGGAATTGTTCAACAATATCTCCGGCCAGGTCTGGAAAAATCAATCCACAATCAAGACACGCGACGCTGGGGTGGCGCTCCAGAACTGGCGTATGGACTTGGCGGCCGAGCAGATGAAGTACCCGCACGGAGTCCTACCGCTGAACCGAGTTTCCGAGTTTGCTCAGCGTGCCCTCGCCATTGACGGCGTCCACGGGGTCGGCCTTGATCGGTTCAACATCGACCAACTCATGGTGCAGTCAGCCAAGCAAAAAGTCCGCGTGAACGTCCTTTCCGGGATTGATCGGGGGGCCTACGGTAATGCCGACCTGGCGGCGGCATCCCGCGCCAATGGGGACTCGTCGCCCGTGGAGACCGTCAAGAAAGACTTCCAGGCGTACATGAATGAATCCCTGGGTGGCGACCCGGACTTTAATGCCACCCGAGACGACCTGGGCAACGTAAGGCCGCTACTGACAGCCGAGTCCAGCACGCGCTTTGGTATCTGGACCGCCCAACGCTTCGGCCGATTCGGCATGTCCCCCTGGGACAAGGAGACCGAGCAGCGTGTCGCGGCAGGTCTAACCGGCAACAGCATCGACGGGATCAGGAACTCCTACCTCGCGCTCCGTGCGGCGCGGGACGCTGGGGTATCCCGGGACAATGCCTCGCAGTTCTTCGGGGGCAACGCCGCCGCCGAGGCCCACTTCAACGGGCTGGACATGCTCGTTCGCGCTGGCATCCCCATTGAGCAGGCTGCGAAGGCCCAGGTCGAGCATTACTACGATCAGCGGGAGCTTGACGACGCCGCCAAGAGCGGCGACATCACGGGCATGATCGCCCGCGTCCTGGGGCCAGCAGCAGGCAAGAACCGAGAGGAAATTGCCAAGGAGCTTGCCGAAGCGCAGAAGGCTGCCATCCTAGACAGCACCGACCGCAAGAAATTCTGGGGGTCCGTGAACATCGCGGTTGCGGAACAGGACCGAGTGCCGCTCCAAGGGGCGATGCTCAAGACCGCCATGCTCTGGCGAGATGCCGGCTACAGCGGGAATCTCAAAGACCTGGCCAAGTCCGCAGTTGGCGGCGCCGGCAAGTGGGTCGTTTACCCCGGCGCTGGCGGCGGCCTCACGGCATATCGGAATTCCTTCGGGGACCTCGGGTTGTCCTTGGCCGCCCCGATCAACCACACTGGCCAGCTGTCCACCGAGAAGGGCTACCGCCCCATCATGGCCTTCGGGGCCAAGGTGATTAATGCTGCCGGCGAGGTCGAGGACACCCTGGCAACTTTCCGCGAGGACAGCGAACGCGCCCTCAAGACCTTCCCTGGGAAGTTCACTGGCGACGCCGACAAGTTCTACGTGGATCGCCAAGGCCCCGATGGCCTCGCGCTTCTCCATGACTCAAATGGCATGGTCCCCATGTTCCGGCCGGGCGAGCCGATCACCCTGGGCGGCAAGGCGGTCAAAGTCCCTGTGGACCCAAGCGCCGCCGCCGACTTCTTCCGCGACCACTTCCAAGACTCCGGATTCATGTTCAAGCAGGACGGCGCCCCCGGCCCTGATGGACAGACGTGGCAGGCGTATTACGCGCCCCGCGTAAAGATGGACGAGCGTGCCCGCGACAAGGCCATCCGTAATCGCAGCCCCCACGCCTCTGGGCCTTGGTGGCGCGGGAACGACTCGATGGCGCCGGACATCCCCGGAGTCCCTGAACAACAGCCCAACATTGAGTAGGACATGACCCCCACCGCAGTCCCTGAGCGGGTTCTCCCGCCGACGCAAGCGATGCCCGCAGAACTGGATCACCGCCAGGTAGCCAGCGAGGCATGGCAGCGCCAGCTGGACGGGATGCAGTCCCGCGGCGAACTCAACTTCACATCCTGGACCGGATCGTCCCGCCCCTCCCGGGGCTGGGACTTTGCGGCCATCTCCAACAACATCAAGATGAACACACCCTCCGTACCCAAGTTTGAAGGCGCGAACGTTGCGATGCCTTGGCTGGCGCAAGCCACCAACATTATTCGTGGGGCCGAAGGCTTCGAGCCGGCGGCGTACCACGGCTTCGGCAGCGCAGCCCGCAATACCGGCAAGTTCCGCGTCACACCCGGAGACGCCATCGGGGCCGATGAGGTCTCAGTGGGCTATGGGTTCAACCTGACCCAGAAGGGCGCCCGCCAGATGTACGCCGCCGCGCTCGCCGGCCAAGGCGCACCGAACTTCGACGACGTCTTGAACGGTCGTAAGCCGATCTCCCGTGCGAACGCCGACAGCCTCCAGGAATACATGATCCTGGAGAAGTCGCGCATCCTGGACTCGCTGAATCGCAGGGCCGGCAACGTGCCCCTGCGGGATCACCAGCGTGCCGCCCTGGTCTCGATGCTGTATCAGGGCTACAGCCCCAAAGCACTCCTGGACGCGATGGCTCGCGGGGATTCCGACGAGCAGGTGGCCGATCTCCTGCGCGGCACAGGCAACCCCAAGTTCAAGTCCCGCCGCAGCCTGGAAGCCGCCCTGTTTCTCGGCGCCAAGGCCGAAAGCTACTTCGACAACTCAACCAACCAACTGCAAGGCCGAACAGGCTGACGCATAGCCCGGAACCCTATGGACCTCTCGAATCAACCCGAAGCCTCGGGTTCCCCTCTCGACACCGCGCCTCCTGCGGTCGCCCCTGGCAACCAAATGGTTGCTGCTCTGCCCTCGGCACCGGCCATCAACGACGGCTGGAAGGCCGACGAGTCGGTGGCCCACCTGGACGACCCAGACTGGGTGGATGCCTTCAAGGCCAACTGGATGGTCAGCACTATCGCCGGACAGCTTGCGCGTCACGCGGGCTTGGACGACGCGGACCCGAACGACCCCACGCGAGGGGAGAACTTCAGCCCCTTCCAGCATTACGCCGCGGTCAAGGACATCCTGCCCGAGGAAATCAAGCAGGCGGTCCTGGACGGGCAGTTCGATCACGTCCGCTCCGAATCCGAATGGAACCGCCAGCAAACGCTGATTTCAATGAACCTTGCCGACCGCAGAACTGCCGCCAGTCACAACGCCTCTGGCGTGGCGAACTTCATGGGGTCGCTGCTGGACATCCCGACGCTCCTGAGCTTCGGTGTGCTGATGCCCTCTGTGGCAGGCGGCACTATCGTAGCCCGCGCAGCGCAAGGTGCGGCCATCGGGTTACTGGACGCCGGAGCATCAGAGGCCGCGCTGCAAAACCTGGACCCCACCCGCACCAAGGAAGAGGCCCTGCTGTCCATCGGCGGCGGGGTATTCATTGGCGCGGGGCTAGGCACCGCCGCTGCGCTAATCTCCAAGAAGTTCCACCCTGGCTCCGCGGACAACCCGCTGAACGAGGGCGCCCCAGCGATGGACACTTTCGAGCAGCGGGTCGGTCAAGCCTATCCAGAGGGGGACGCCCGCTCCACGGTTGACTCCGCGACAGGCGGTTCCATCGGCGCCGCCGCAGTGCGTCACGATGACTTCGCCATCGCCGTGGGGGACTCCAAGTCCGCTCGGCTGGTCGATGCCGCCTTGAGTGCCCCGACCCCCATCGGACGCCTGAACGGCTACATGGGCAACGCCCAGGAAGCCATCGTCAAGTTGTTCGACCTGGGCGGCCTGGCCACCAAGCGCAACATGCGCGGCCAGGCGCACGGGGTTGAGGCTGAGGCATGGCTTCGCCACTACCAGCACATGGGCGAAGCCACCATCCGCGACATCGACACGCATATGCGCGAGGCGATGGTCGACGTGAACGGGTGGGCCGGTTCCAAGTTGGGAGGCGCTGCCGACCAAATTACGCAAGGTCTCTGGGACCCGCGCAAACTGACCCGGGAGGTCTACATCGACCTTCTGCGCAACCAGCGTGCCGCCATTGTCACCGGTAACACCAAAGTGGACGCCGAGGCACTGAAGACCCTGACCGGCCTGGGACTTCACCAGGAGCAGGCCGCCATGGTGCTGGGCAAGGTGAAAGCCTCCAGTAAAGCCTACGGCGAACACCTGGACTCCATGTGGGCCGAGGCCGAGCGCATTGGCCTGGCGACTGCCGAGATGCGTAAAGAGAACTATGGGATGCCGGTGATCTACAACACCCAGGCCCTCGCTGAGAAGCGCGGGGTCGCCCGTGCCTTGCTCATGCGCAACCGGGCGGACAACCCGTCCGAAGAGTTCCTAATCGAACACGGCTACATCAAGGACCCCAATGCGAAGGTCCCCGCAGGAGAGACCGAAGCCGCTGGCCCTACCTACTCATCCTGGCAACAGATCGTAGACGCTAAAGACCACGGGATGCAGGACGATATCCTGACCCACTACCGCGGGGCGCTGGAAGACCTCCGCATGGAGGAAGCACACCAGCGTGTGATGAGCGCCCAACAGGCGCAGCTGAAGGCCACCGAGGAATTCGCTGACTTGGCCTCCGGCCTCTCGGACGCCAAGAAGGACCTGAAGAACGCATCGCTCAAGATGATGCGTGCCGAGGTCCGAAGCTCCGAGGCGAACTGGCATGGCCGCTCCTTGGCCGCAGCCACCCGCACCGCCGAGAAAGCCGAGGCGAAGGTCCACGCGGTCCTCCGCAAGATCGATGACCCCGACGCCCTGTCGGCAGACCTCCGTGCCCAACTGGAAGCCGATGGCTTCAAGCTGGACGCTCAAGGGGCAGCGGAGCGGGCCGCGGCCCAGCGGGTTGGCGAAGTCCAGGAAACGATCGACGCCCTCAAGATGGAGAAGGTCGAGGCCGGGCCGATGAGCCGCGACGACTCAGTCCTGGCGAACGCCGGACTGCGGGAGGCCCTTCAGGCCCGCCGCGAGGCCCAGGCCGCCCTCAAGGCCGCCAAGGCTGACTTCGACGCCACCGCCGCCCGCATGGGAAACACCCGTGATTGGCAGGCCACCGTGGACAAAGAGGTCCGCCGGCTGATCGCCAACGAGGACGACGCCCTGAACGCCCCAGGCCTGCGCTCCACGCTCCTGTCCCAACGGGAGCGCCTGGATGCCATGGCCGAGGCGTACGAACGGGCCTCCGCCAAGTGGCGCGAGGCAAGCGGCATCTATCGCGAGGCCCGCACGGCCAACAAGCTGGGCAAGATTGAACTGGCCCAGTCTGCCAAGGAACTGCGCCGCGCCATTCGCGCCCGCACCCGTGTCGAGAGCCGCAGCCCGCTCTCCCACGAGGTGGACGACTGGCTCGACCGGATGTCTGGTGCCGATTCCCGTCGCCCTGGTGGCCTTCTGCTTGACGCAGACCCCATCACGGGTCGCCTGCGCGAGCGGACGATCCAGTGGCGACCCGACGAGTTCAAGGAACTCATGGACCAGGGCCTGCTGCAAAGCGATCCTATCTATGGACTCCAGCGCTACTCGAAGGACATGGGGGCCGAGATTGCCCTGCACAAAGCCTTCGACGGTCAGGGCAACGTGGACATCATGAAGGGAATTCGTGACGAGTACCACGCCCAGATCGAAAAGGCCCGTGCCGCTGGCGATACTAAGTGGGTCGAGCGTCTGAACCATTCCCTCCAGAAAGCGGAGAAGGACGTGGCCCAGGGATTCGACCGAATCCGGGGCATCGCCTACGAGAACACGGACCGCAACGGCCTGCTCTGGCTCGCCGACACCATCGGCCGCATTGGCCTCCTTCGCTATGTGGGGGGCTTTGTTCAGGGCTTCGTGGGCGAGGTAGCCACCTCGTCCGTCGCAGCTCGTGGCGGCGCCCTGGGCCTTGGCAAGACCATCGCAACGATGGGGCGCGACATTCGGTACATCCTGAAGAACGCAGAGAAGGGGGACCCAGGATTCAAGGAACTTGCCAAGATTCTCGGGACCTTCGAGAACTCCATCCATATGGGTCTGAGTGATCGGGCCTACGGCGGCGGCCCTGGCGACATCGCTGGGATCGGCACGGGGCTGGTGAAGAAGACCACGGCTGCATTCGACCGCGCAACGCACCTCGCCGCCGACAAGATCGCCACCGTGACGCTGCTGAAAGGCTGGTCCGACATGGCGCGTCGAAGCGCCGGGCTGGTGCAGCTGTCGAACATCGCTGAGTGGACGCAGAAGGTCCACGCAGCCAAGGGGTCCTGGGAGTCCGCGCTACCCGAGAAGGTGAGGCTGGACCTGCTGACCTTGGGTATCGGCGAGCAAGAGGCCCGCTCGATGGGGCGCCAGTTCGCCATGCACTCCGAGGTCGTCAACGATCACGGGGGGCTGGTCAAGCCAAACACCCACAAGTGGATCGCCTCGAATAACCCCGAGGGTCGGGAGATGGCAGACCTACTCGCCATAGCGCTGGAGAAGACACAGAACCGTGCCAGCTACGCCAAAGGCATGGGCCACATGCCTCTGCTGATGGACAAATGGTACGGCAAGCTATTCCTCCAGTTCCAGTCCTACGGCCTCCAGTTCTTCAGCAACTTCATGCGGGTCAATGCGCAGCGCATGGCACTCACACCGACCGACTTGAAGGCGTATCAGGCCATGAGCCTCATGCTCGCGGCCGGCGTCATCACTTCCGAGATCGCCTACATCCGCGCCAAGGGCCGCAGTGACCTCCAAGGCACCACCGCATCCATCCCGGAACGCGGGAGTGGCGAACACATCAAGGACGTTGTGATGCGCAGCGGAATGCTCGGCTACATGAGCAGCTATGTGGACGCGGGCCTCACCACAGCCTTCCCCTCACTCAAGGGGGCCGGCTCCAAGTACAGCAATAACTCGAACTGGCTGGTGAACCTACTAGGTCCCGGATACGGCGTCCTCGACACCGTGTCTAGCGCCTCTGCCAACGCAGCTGCCGGCGACTGGAGCAAGGCCGGGCGTCAGCTGAAGACGCTGATCCCTGCGCGACAACCCGTCGACCTCCTGCATGGACTCGGCATAACACTAACCAACTAGGGCGGCCGATGGTCGCCGTTCTCCATGACGACGACCATCTACCAACCCTGGGCCGACTACAAGACAGACGGAACCACCAAGCGCTACACCTTCGGGTTCCCCTACCTCAACCGCGGCCACATCATGGTCACGCGGGACGGCGGGGCGCCCGCCCTCTTCCGCTTCGTTGACGATCACACCATCGAAGCCCACACACTCTTCGGCGACCCGATCCCGAAGGGCGAACCTCTCAAGATTTTTCGTCAGACTCCGGACCTGGATGCCTTCGCCTCTTACAAAGACGGAGCGCTCCTGACCGCTGAGGAACTGAATCGCGCTCGCTTGCAGGTCCTTTACCTGATCCAGGAACGCTCCGGCGGCCTCGCTGGCTCGGTCTCTACAGTAGTAGCCCTTCTTACCAATGAGATCGAAACACTCTCCGGCGCCCTGTCGTCGCTCCAGTACAGCCAGGGGCAGCTTACCGCTGGGCTTCAGACAATCGGGGAACTAAACACCCGAATGGAGTCCATGGAGGACGGCCAGGCCGCCGTGCAAGACCTCATCAACAAGACGGTGGCGGACTTCGACGCGAGTAAAGGCGCCGTAGCGCGTCGCCTGGACGCGGTCGAGACCGAGCAGGGGAACCTCCGCTCAGCGGTGTCATCCCAGATCGCCACATTGACGGGCAACGATATGGCCTTCGCCTCCCGAGTCGATAAGGTCGAAGCCAAAGTCGATGCGATTGACTTGGTCGGTAATGACGGCAAGCGCGAGGACGAAGTGATCGCTGCGGCAGTCATCACCTCCACGATTGCCGAGGCGAAGTCACACTACTCGCAGGCTAAGACCCTCACTACACTGAAGTCCCAATTCGGCGCAGTCGAGGCGATGGTCCAGACCGAAGCGACTACGCGGGCTACGGCGGACTTGGCGCTCGCCAAGCAGATCACAGCCATTCAGGTCGAGATCGGGGAGAACCTGGCCCAAGTCATTCAGGACATGAGCAGCCAGATTACGTCAGTGAATGGGCGCGTGTCCAAGGTGGAGTCGAATTACAGCCTAAAGGTTATGGCCGAACGGGAAGACGGCAAGAAGGTCTTCGCCGGTATTGGCCTCAACGCAACTGCGTCCGACGAGTACACAGGCTCGGAGATTATCCTGGCGGCCGAAAGATTGATGTTTGCCGCGCAGACCGAGCCGGACGGCCCGTTGAAGCCGATGTTCACGGCGGGCAATGTGGACGGCTCCCCGACATTCGTAATCCCCTCTAACGTCATGGGTGATCGAATGTACCCGGGGCGGTTGCTGGTGGATGGCTCTATTGAGGCGAGAAGCATCGCCGCAGGGGCCGTTACCGCTGAGAAGATCAAGGCTGGCGAGATCACGACAGACCTGCTTGCCGTGGGGCTAGGTGCGAACCTGCTCAACGCCTCGGAATTCACCGAACGGCGTGCGGGGTCGGCCGTGCCGATGGGCTGGTTCGTCTCTCAATCTGCTGGAGTACAGCCATCGTGGCTGCAACCCTACTACGACCTTGGCGGATGGGCCCTTCTAGGTGGGCACACGTTCGGTCTGGGACAGACGGGCACCACCGGCGACACCGACATCAATAGCTCCAACCTCATCTTTTACAGCGACCTGATCCCAGTAAGTCCAGGGACGCGCTACGAATACTCCGCTTACGTTGGGGTTCACCGGTGCGCGGCAGACATCACGCTGTACTGGTACGACTCGGCCAGCGCCGGACTGCAAGGTCTCACTCCGACCACGCCCTACGCGGACGCCTACGCGCCTATGGGCGGCCCAATGGGCGGTGTGGCCCTAACGGACTACCGACGCATTGGTGGTATCGCCAAGGCACCGGCGAACGCGGCAGGTATGCGGATAGTCCTGCGTAAGGCCCAGCACGCCGCGGGGACTGCGGATAGCTGGCTATTTGTCACTCGTCCGCTTGTTGCAGAGACGTCGGCGTCGGCCACTCGGTTGTCGCCGTACACGCCGGGTGGCCTGCGCACCCTGATCACTCCTGGTGGCATCTCCACCCCATCGCTATCCGCGATCTCCGCGAACCTAGGGACCTTCGTGAGCGGCAACCCGAACGGGCTGCGGACGGTGATCAGTGGGTCCACAACGCTGGTCTATGACGAGAACAACAGGCTGCGCATGCGTTCGGGGATTTGGTAATGCCCGCAGGTCTCCAAGTCTTTGACGAGAACGGGCGGATCACATTCGACACCAACTACCGCGTCTCCCGAATGCTGGGCGTCGTGCAGCCAGGCTTAGGGACCTACACCTATTACGACGACCGGCTGCTAACCGGCATCCCCTTCGGGTTCTATGTATTTGAGGGGGTCTCCAACGCATTTGGCCCCTACGACGTAATCCCCCAGATGACCGCCCCTCGGATCACCTTCTCAGGAAACTCCATGACTGTCACGAGACCGGCCCCCCCACCGATGGGGGAGTCCAACACCTGCAACGTCTACTTCGGCGTCCGTTAGATGCCGGCGGGACTTCAAGTTTTTGGCGATGAGGGCCAGGTACAAATTGATGGTTCCAGCCCTCATATCACGCTGCTCCGAAAAGGTACGGTAGTCAGCGAGGCCGAGTACGGCGCCACACAAACCAACACGAGCTTCGCGTACATCGGGGTAATGCCCAACGAGATACTGGCTTTCCGCCCTGCCGGGGGCCAGTACGGAAACGTTTTCGGCCGCAACGGCAACACCGTGACGATGATCGTGACGGGAGGGCGGACCCCCATCGACTACTGGGTCTTCTCTCGTCACGTCCCCTCGGGTCTCAACTATGGCATGCAACTCTTCGATGAGAACGAGACCATGATCTACGACACGGGCCGGGCTGTGATGAACGTCCTGGGCACGCACGACGGCACAGGTGGTCCGGTGGCCTGGAGCGCCCAAGGGGTCGCCCTGATCCCATGGCAGACATACGCCGGAATTGAGCGCCGTATTGAATACCTTCCGGCCGGTGCTTTGGGGTCACCGGACTACATGATGTTCATTATTTCTACCCTAGGCATTGCGGCCATCTCGGGCAACATGACCTACAGCACAAACAGCCCAATCGCCGCCAATGCGGCCGGCCCCTATTCCGGGTCAGGCGTCGGGGCGCCAAGCGGTTGGACCTACATCGGCAACAACGGTGTGGACAACAGATTCATGGTCATCTCGACCGACAATTTATAGGAGCAGTAATGGCTGCAAGCTGGTATCGCACCGGGACGCTCACCCTCACGAACGGGTCGGTAGAGGTTGCCGGTGCAGGCACCGCGTTCCTTGCGAACGTGCGGAACGGTGACATGCTCATCGGGCCGGTAATGGATATGTACGAGGTCGCGGAAGTCGTCTCGGACAGCAAGCTCAAACTCGCCCGTCCCTATGGAGGCGCTGGATACAGCGGCGATTCCTGGGAAATCGCGCCGACTACGGCACAACTCAAGCAGCTGGCCCAGCAGATCGCCGATCTCGTGGCGATTTATCAGGACATCCCTGAAGCCGCGGCGACGGCACAAGCCGCTGCGAGCCGGGCGGTGTCGGCAGCACAGAGCGCGACGAATGACGCCACAAGTGCCAAGGCCGATGCAGCCCTAGCGCTTTCCGCGAAATCCGACGCTGAGGGCAGCGCCGCTGCCGCTGTGAGCGCCGCGGCCTCCGCCAGCACATCCCGGGACGAAGCCGGCGCCGCAAATAGCGCAGCAGGGGCCGCTGCGCAGCAAGCTATCTCGGCGGCTGCAACCGCTAACCAGACGGCCGAAGAGGTCCGGGGCATTGCCCAAGACGCAAAGGACAGCGCGACCCATGCGGTCCAGGTAGCAGAAGGGATTGACGGCAAGGCCACACAGGCCCTCGCCGCGTCGCAGGACGCTACGGTCAAAGCCGAGGCTAGTGATGTCAAGGCAAGGCAAGCTCAAACTGAATCAGCAAGCGCAGTGACCAACTCCGAAGCCGCCGTAGCCGAGGCCAGTGAAGCCGTCATCCTGGCTAAGCGCGTGGGCAACGCAGTAGGCTCGGTCGCTTGGTGGCCGCTGCGCTCGTCCCTGCCAGCCGGGCGCGTCCCGGCCGATGGGCAGACTGTCAACCGCGCAACTTACCCAGACCTTGCGCAGATGGTGATCGCAGGGAAAGTACCGGTCGTGGCCGAATCCGATTGGCAGGCAGACCCACTGAAAAGGGGCTGCTACTCCTTGGGCGACGGCGCGACCACCATTCGACTGCCGGACTACAACGGGAGGGCTTCAGGATCTAGCGGGGCGCTGTTCCTGCGGGGGGACGGTGCGCTGTCCTCTGGCACGAATGGCTTAATTCAACGCGATGCACTCCAGAACATCAACGGAACGTTCGACATCGGCTGGGGCGCACTAGTGGGCCGTCTAGCGATGGACCCTGCCCGGCAAGTGTCTGGTCTACTGCGCTACAACCTCGGCCCAGGGGCTGGGCGGGTGATCACTTCTGAGACACGGGGCGGCTACAGCGATTACCTCGAAAGCTACACCTTCGATGCGTCGCTGGTGGCCCGCACTGCTGCCGAGACTCGCCCTTCAAACGTCTCTGGTGTCTGGACGATCCAGGCATTCGGCGCCGTGGTCAACCCGGGCAGTGCCGACGCGGCACAACTGGCCAGCGACTACGCGGTGTTGAACTCCGCGGTTCAATCGTTGCGGGCACGGCCAGTTGCACACGGGCAATGCCGCTTTGTATACGTGAACGCCACAGAATGCCGACTAATGCCCTACAACGGCGACGGCCTAGTCATCAATGACAAACAATATCGTATCGATCAGGCGGGCATCGCGCTTCCGATCGCTGCTGTGACCGGCGCCAACGGGATGGCGAATTATGTCTACGCGAAGGACAACGGGAGCGGGGGGATCGCGTTGGAGGGCGTTACCACCAACCATGCCCGTCATACCAATGGGGTTGAAATCAAATCGGGCGATCCCACGCGGACACTTGTTGGCGTGGCATTCAAGAATGCGTCGGGGCAGTTTCAGTTCGATGGCGTCCTTCCAGGAGTGGCTTCTTGGTTTAACCGTTACAGCAATGTCGGGCGCGGGTCCGCTTATCTCGCGGGGACGTCCTCAACCTCCCCGGTGTCGGTGGCGCCTGCTGTAAATACGTGGGTGTGGGCCGGCGAGTCCTTGGATTTCGGCACAGCTGGGGTGATTACCAGTGATACAGCGGGGATTGCGCCTTCTCTGGTGGTCTTCCTGGATGGTGTAGCCGATGTCGCGACTTACGGCACGATCCCGACTGCCGGCGGAGCTGTCTCGGCCGGTATGTATGTCGTAAGGGCCGGCTTGGCTGAAGGTTTTCACTACATTGAACCCCGCTTGAGTTCTGGGGGGAGTGGGACCGCCTATCTAACCGCTGGTTATTTCTTGAGCAACAAACGATGAATATCATTGGACCGTCTTTCCCATCCGAACTTGCCGCTGCTGGTCTTTGGGGCTTGCCGATCTCATGGAATCCGGACGGCGTCAATTTCGGGGATGTCGTCCATCTGGATGGGACCATGACGCTGAATGCAGCGTTGTCTCCTGAGAACCGTGCCGCAGTCGAGGCTGTCGTTGCTGCGCACGACCCGACCGCCCCGGCGCCCACCGCTGCGCCCGACGCGGTGTCCCGCTACCAAGTCCGAGAGGCTATGCGCTTGACGCCGTTCTTGAAAGAAGGGCGGCCGGACTGGACGCTCTTTGATGCGTTCGAATCACTATTGGCCGAGCCGGCCACCCCGGCCTATTACCGCCGCGCCTGGGACGAGCTACAGGTGTTCGAGCGCAGAGGCGCGATGCTGAACGCGGTGGCTGACGTGCTGGGCCTGCCCGGCGAAGGGCTGGACTCCCTCTTCCTCTTTGCAGAATCCCTGAAGGCCTAGCGCCTCACAACCCTCACTCTGAGATATCGCATGACCACTCTCTTCCGAATCTTCGCCCACAACGGCCAAATCACGGGACTGGTGTTTGGCAACGAACACCCCAGCGCCCATGGCGTCGAGGTCCATTCCGGCCAGGCCGAAGACCTCAAGGCGGAACTCGCCGCCCTGGCCCCCTCGGGTGTCGGCTCCCCGTGGCCCCCTGTGGGCACCAAGCCTGCCGAACTCCCCAAGCCCCGCGCCAAGAAGCCCGAGGCGAAGGAATAACCAATGAGCGATGACCTGAATCTCTGGAAGTCGCTGGGTGTCCTGGCACTTCTTGGGGTCGTGATTGCCATCGGCAAGATGCTGGTGTCGAACGAGAAGTTCTGCTGGCGCCTGGCAGTTGGTCGCTCCATCGTCAGCGCTGGCCTCGCTATCGCCGCCGGCTCCATCCTGGCGTTCATCCCGGGGGTCTCCATGCTCGCCGTGGTCGGTCTGGCTTCGGCCTCCGCCGTGCTGGGCGAGCAGTTCCTGGAGCGCCTGATTCAAGCCAAAGCATCGGGCAGCTAGGCGCTGTCCGGCAACCTCAAACGGATATGACCGACGAGCAACTGAGTAACGAAACCCTGATTCGGGCGGCCTTCGAGGCCGCTCTTATCAAGGGCCTGAATGGTCAGCCCCTCACCAACAAGGACGGGGCAATCACTGATGCGGATGGGGTGGTCCTACTGGGCGCCCCCGAGGCGTCGTTCCTCTCCGTGGTCCGGGCCTACCTCAAGGACCTGGAGAAGCCAGGGGACGGCAAGGGTAAGCCCCCGCAACAGGGCAAACCTACGGCACTCATGGAATCCTTCATGAACTCGCCAGCGGGCAAGAAGCTGCCCTTCGCTAACCAGCGGGTGCAGTGACGGGGCGGACGTCCCCCTGGTGGTGGGAGTATCCCGACGACCCCATCAAGAGCGACTTCCGCAACCTCGCATACATCATCTGGGAGCATCTGGCCCTCCCCTCCCCGACACCTGCGCAGTTCGATATTGCCTACTTCCTACAGCACGGCTGGGCTGGCTACGGCCAGCGGGAAGACGGCACCTACTTCGAGTGGTTCGGGCCGGAGACGGCAGAGCCAGATCGCACGGGATGCGTGAGACTCGCCGAGCCTCATGTGTTCCGCGAAGATGTCCTGGAAGCTTTCCGGGGCATCGGCAAGTCTTACCTCACCTCGGGCTATGTCCTGTGGCGCCTGCTGCGCCGCCCCTACGAAGAGAAGGTCCTAGTGGTCTCTGCCTCGGGCACGAAGGCCAAGGAGTTCGTCTCCATGACGAAGACGCTCCTGAACACCATGCCTCTCTTCGCCCATCTGCGGTCCCGGGACGACCAGCGCGACACAGCCTACGCCTTCGACGTCGATGGCGCCAGCATCTCCCAGTCGCCCTCGGTGAAGGCGGTGGGTATCACCGGACAGATCACCGGCTCCCGGGCCACGCTGATCGTCGCGGACGACATCGAGGTCACGGACAACTCCAGGACCGTCGAGTCCCGCGAGCGCCTGCTGTACAAGACCAACGAGTTCTCCGCAATCAAGGTGACCGGCGGCGCCGACGTGATCATGCTGGGCACGCCCCAGACTGAAGAGTCGATCTACACGAAGCTGATCAAGTCGATGGGCTACATGGGCTGGATTCTCCCTGCCCGCTACCCCACCGCAGAGAAGCGCGACTCTTACCGCGTGACCCGAGAAGGCGGCCAGGTCCTGGACTGCCTGTGCCCCCGCGCACGCCAGGTAGACCTGGACCCGCTGCTGGCCTGGAAGCCCACGGACGCCGAACGCTTCACCGAGTTCGAGCTTCTGAATCGGGAGTCAAAGGGGCGGGCGTATTTCGCCCTCCAGTTTCAGCTGGACACCTCCCTCAGCGATGCAGAGCGGTATCCGCTGAAGCTGCGCGACCTGGTCGTCATGCACATCGACACTTCGTCCAAGAACCCCAAGGCGCCCCGCGCTGTCGTGTGGGGGCCGGACTCGCAGTCGAAGAACCGCCGGGACGACCTTCCGGTCGCCGGGTTCTCCGGGGACCATTGGCTGGGTCCGCTCTTCGTTGACCCCGAGTGGGCCAGCTTTGAGCAGGCCGTGATGTTCGTGGACCCCAGCGGTCGCGGAAAGGACGAGACCGCCTGGGCCATCGTGAAGGTCCTGAACGGCCTTATGTACGTCGTCGATGTCGACGGGTTCGCCGGTGACCCAGCCGAGGCTATGGTTCGCCTGGCAGTCGCTGCCAAGAACCAGAACGTCCACGAGATCGTAGTCGAGCCGAACTTTGCTGGCGGCGTCTGGATCAATGCCTTCCAGCCGATCCTGGCGAAGCAATGGCCGGCGGCGAAACCTGGCGAGACCGCAGGCTGTTCGGTGGTCGAGGCTGAATGGGCACGGGCACAGAAAGAAGTCCGCATCATCGACACCTTGGAGCCGGTCATGACCACGCACCGCCTCGTTTTCAACGAAAGCGTGGCGAGGGATGAGGTGCTGTGCTACCAGCTGACGCACATCTCCCGCGAGCGCGGGTCTCTGACGCACGACGACCGCGTCGATGCCCTGGCGGGCGCCGTCTCCCACCTCCAGAAGGTGCTGGCGCAAGATGTCGCCCAGGCAGTCCAGGACATGGAAGCGGCCTGGCAGGACGAAGAGATCGAGCGATATCTTCGCGCTCATGAGCGGATCGGCTCGTCCCCTCGCGGGACTATCTGGTCCGTCGATGAGGACGAGGACGGTGAGGCGGTCGAGGTGTTCCGTGTGACGCTTTAGGAAGCGCCAGGACGCCCTTGGAGTTCTGGTGGCTACGGTGATTCATCTCACCCCGCCATCACGGCTCCAAGGGCGTCCTGGTGGGCATGGGGAATCCTGGGATTCCCCGGCTTAAAAATCTCCCAAAAATGCGTGGCCAGTCTTCGAGCCGCCGCGGGGGAAAATCCCCCCGTGGGGGCACCCCTCGTTGCCTGGGCCGAATACGTCGCCCAGGTAGCACGGGGCGGCCCGGTGCGTCCCACCGTCAGGCGCACTTACAGGACGCACCAGCACCCCCAGCGCGTCACCTTCCCTATGGGGAATGGCTTGCCCCTATCGGATTACGAATCCGTCCGCCGTGGGAATCATGGGGTGCGCGGGGATTCCCTGCGTGTCCTGGTCGCCTTGGTGGCTGGCCTGACCGCTTGTTTGAGCAGGCGGGCGCATCTGTCAGCCACTGTTTTTTTTCTTCGCCCTCAAGACAAGCGACACCCAGCGCTCCCGGGACACCCGGCGCACCCAATGAACCCGGCGAGTCCCGGCGCATCGCTGGGCCGTCCTGGTGCCCGTGGCGACTCCCCGCGCATCCTGCCGCTATGGCGTCCTATACGTCGTGGTGAGCGTGGGCTGATCCTTGCCTATACGTGGTGAGCGTGGGGCCGTCCTGGTGCGTCCTGTGCTGTCCTATACCCACCCCTGGATACGTGGTGAGCGTGGGCCGGTCCTGTTGCCTTGTCGCCATCGGATTTCAAAAGTAGCTTGACAAACACTAATCAATTCATGCTACTATTAGTCTCACTGATGCAGCGAACGGCCTTTAGCCAACGGCACGGCACTAGTAACGATCAGTCCAGCAAGGCCCGCTTTACCCCGCTCTTTAACAACCAAAACTAGCATGTTTCACCTACGTTAACTCCGTGTACATACGCGGTTAGCGCCGGGTGTTTCCCTAGGCGCATTCATTCCGAGTGCGTCCAGGGAAGCATCCGGATAGGTGGATTCTCAGGCGGCATTCGTTGAGTGCTGCCCGTCAATCCAACCTGACAAGGAAACATCATGACTTCCCGCACCTATCAAGGCCACAAGAATTGGAACCACTGGAACGTGTCACTGTGGATCGGTAACGACGAAGGGCTGTATCACATGGCCCGCGACTACATACGCCGTTCCAGCACGAAAGACGAAGCCGCACGGGAAATGCTGGCGTCCCTGCAAGACATGGGGGTCACCAAAACGCCCGATGATGCGCCGTACAGCTTCACCACTATCCGCGCAGCTTTGCGCGGCCTGTAGTAGCACGAGTCACCCCTGACAGTTTCAGCTATAGCCCGCGCCACCGTGGGCTATGTCGGACGCTGTTGTCCGCTTCACATGGGGACACCATGAGCACTATCACAATGAAAAAGCTGCACACCGAAGGGAGGCTGTCCATAGGCGACACGCTCACGCATTCGGAGCGCGGCGACTGCACCTTGATCCGGGTGCGGGAAGACGGGTCCCTGGTCGTCAAGTGTCCGGCCGGGGAGTATTGGAATTGGGCGGTGAATTGGGGACCAGGGCGATACATCTCCGGCCCTGGTGTCGCGGCGCATAGCGTGGACGGCGGCGAGTTCGCCCCGCGTCAGGTGGCCGCATGAGCGCCGCGCCTGTGCCACCGCTGCCGCCGCGCTGCGGGTCTTGGGTTGTCATCCGTCGCGCCGATGGTAAGGCGGTCTTTGAGACCTTCGAGGCCCGCACCGTGGCACGCCTGGACCCCGCGAAGGCTTACGCGGCGCCTGCTCTGGACTACCTGCAAGCCCTGAACGCACGCATACGGCAAGGGAGCTGCGCATGACGCCCCTTGCCGTCCTAGCCCTTCCCGCCGCCGCCCTGGCCGTCATAGCCCTAGGCGCGGCGTGTCGCTGGATATCCACGCGCTACCGGGTCCACGCGATCCGGCGTAGCGCTCGCCAGGGTTGCCCGGTGTCCCGGGAAGTCCTGCGCATCGCCAACCTCTGATAGCTACAGCTTTAGCCCTTGCCGCGTAGGCCGGGCTAAGTCGGTCGCTATTGACCGTTACCCGCAAGGTGACACGAATGAGCACTACCCGAATCAAGCAAACCGGCCTGCCGCCTGCCGACGCCCATTGGAGCTACGGCCCGGCCTGGATGCGCCGCGTATCCCGCAAGACTGCCGCATCCCTCTGCGGGGCTTATCCCCTGCCGCAAATGGGCGCTGAAACCATCGTAGCCGTCGCGCCGGATGGCTGGGGAGGTAAGCACCGCCTGAGCGTCCAGAACATCAGTGGGGGCTTTTACGTCGCCAGCACCGATACGCCCGTGGACCAATGGCCGCGTGTCTTCCGCGTGGAGGTGTCGGAATGACCCGCCGCACCGCAGGCCAGCGCCTGGATGAATCCCGGCTCGAAGCCGCCCTATCCAACCTCATCCGGCGCATCGAAGCGGGCGAAGAGTTCCCCGTCGCCTGCTGGCGCTCATCGTGTGCGTTCAACGTGCCCTATGAAGCGCTGCAAGACGCCTACGACCGCGCCGACGAGGCCGCGTATCACTGACAGCACCAGCTAAAGCCCTTGCCGCGTAGGCGGGGCTTTGACGGGCGCTGTTGCCCTGTACCGCAAGGATCAACCAATGAACGACGCACGCCGCAAGCAAATCGCCATCATCCGTGAAGTGCTGGGTGAACTCCGGCCCCAACTCGAAGCTGTCCGCGATGACGTGGAGTCCGTCAAGGACGACGAACAGGACGCCTTCGACAACATGCCCGAATCGCCGCAAGAGGGCGAACGTGGGCAACGGTCGCAGGACGCAATCGACCAGCTGGACGGCGTGTACAGCGACCTGGACGACCTTCTGTCCAGCCTGGACGACATGGATACCGCGCTTGAAGAGGCCGCCCAATGAACACCATCGACGTAACCCCGACCTGGGGCGAGTGGGCGAACATGTACGCCACCTTTGCCGCGAGTGGCGAACGCAAGGTCTGCAAGGGTCTTCGCGCAGACCTTGCCAAGATGGCCGCCGCCGCGCAGGCCTTGAACGAGATTCGCGCCGAACTCCCCGAACACCTGCAAGACCGGGCATCGCGCTGCCTCGTCGCGGAACTACAGAAGCAAGGCTTCTAACAGCGCCAGCTAAAGCCCTTGCCGCGTAGGCCGGGCTTTGGCGGTCGCTGTTGGGTCGTAGGCACACGCAGGGCCGCGCTTACTTGCCCTGGTGGGCCTTTGCGACGTTTTCCCGGCATGCGTCGTAGAGCGACTTAGCAAGCGCGTTAGGCGCCTTTGCCCGCCCTTCAGCTGTCGACGCTATTGGGGCGTCGTAGGCGACCTGCAACATCACTTGCCACTCTTCGGTGTAGCTGGGGCTGACTATCCCGCCCAACCCCATGAGGTCCACCAAAGGGACCCCGTGTTGCCGGGCGCTGACGATGGCCTTGGCCGCCGCCGCCACCTTGTCGCATATCGCGTAGTCCGCCTGCGTCATATCGAACACGGCGGCCTGAGCGCTGCCGGCGATCACCAGGGCCACCGCGCCCGCTGCTGCTGTTTTCCACATTCCTTTTTCTCCGTGCTTCACCTCGAAGCGAATTCTACCTGCCCGTAAGGAGCTTCTATGCAAAGCGTAATGCTGGCCGTCCTTTGGATCGGCCTGGGTCTCGTCATGCTCGCGGCCATCTCCGGCCCGCGCGGCCTGTAAGGGGGAGACCATGACCAAGCTCTCCGACGCTCGTGTCATCGAGGCGGCCCGCGAAGCCGCCAACATCGAATTCATGTACCGGGACGACGACATGGCCCCGCCGCCCGTGGCGACTGTTGAACACCGCGAGGGGTATTGGGTAGCCGTCATGCCCAGCCGCAGCTACCCCTACCGCGTAGACGACGAGGCGCAGGCCCGATTGTTCAAGGAGGTGTTCGACGCGCACATGACAGAACTGTGCGGGGGATGACGAATGCTGATCATCCCGGACCTGAAGTGCCCCGCCAGTGGCCGCGACTTCTACACCCACTCTGGCACGGCGCGGCCCGATGTGCAGGGCCGCGTAGCCTGCCCGTGTTGCGGCAAGGCCGTCACCCTCCGCCCGGACGCCCTGGGGCTGCGGCGATTCATTCCGAATCACCACGCCTCCCCGCCGGCCCAAGTCCCGTAGACGATTAAATCGACAGAGGTAGAGGCCAGGACCTCTCTAAGTATTCATAGAGATACACGGAATATCCCGTTATTCCCTGGAATACACCATGTCGCGCTTTAGTAAACTACTGTGTACATATCCAGTAATTTCCGGGTAAGCTACTTCCGTCCAGGAGTGCGCCCGCTCAATTCGTTAGGCCCCCTAGGACCTTCCGGCGAGTCCCCAAACGCTTGGGACTCCCCAGAGCGCCCTTAGTGCCTGCTAGTCGCTCCCGCCCAGGGAGCTTTGCTTTATGCTCGCGGGTGACCCGTGCTGTAGCACGACCTAATTATTTTGGTTATGCTATCGGCCGGGTTGCCCACGCGCATCCCGACTAACTCACATAAGGCTCCACTATGTCCGTACCCGTCTCCAACACTTCCAAGATCATGCGCAAGCGTTTCGGCGCATGGCTCAAGGAGTCCCGCGAAGCCGCTGGATTGACGCAACTGGACTTAGCTTCACTGCTCGATTACGCCTATCCAACGACGATAAGTCAGATCGAACGTGGCGCTTCGGCTCTCCCACCTGGGGAACTCCACAGGTGGGCGGAAGCAATCCGCGTGACCCCTAAAAAGGTCGCAGAAAAATACCTCTATTTCACTGAGCCGTTCTTGTATACGGCTCTTTTTGGTAAGGACCCTTATGCAGTTGAAAACCTCCCAAGACCCGAACCCGTCCTCATGCGCCGCTCGGCGCGTGTTGGCGCAAAGGGGGGCCGCTGACATCGCGTTAGCCCATCCGTCCGTAGACATCGAAGACGGCACGGACGACGAAGGCTACCCCTGGCTGGGCCTGACTCTCACCGATGGCTACACGCTGGTCCTGAATTACGCGCCCGAGGCATTCGAGGCGAACGACTGGAACTCCCGCCGTCTCCTGGTACTCCGCTGGGAAGACTACACGAACGAAGCCGTCACCTCGTGGTTCCGCGAAGTGGCCGCCACCTGCGGGGGCCGCGTCTAGCGCCCCCAGCCCCGTCCGGCTCTGGCCGGGGCGCCCAATTTACTCACAGCTGCTCCAGCCCGCCCTACTTCTCGTAGACCTGCGGGCCTGCTTCTACACGCCCTTACTCTCCACAGGAGGCGATGCCTATGGCCGTCTTTAAACGCGCCCGATCTAGCATCTGGCAATGCAAGTTCACCCTCGAAGGCGTGACTGTCCGGGAATCCACGGGCTGCGCGTCGAAAATTGAAGCTCAAGCCTGGGAGGTCCGCCGACGTGCCCAGGTGCGCGAAGACCTGGAAGCGAAGCGGCTGGGTCACAAGCACATGACGCTGCATGCACTGGGGCAGTCCTGGCTCACCGTGTCGGAACTGACTCACCGCGACCATCGCAACAACGTCTCACGCGTACGCAAGCTGTTCGGGGACGAACTGCGGCAGGCAAATGGGGCTTGGCAGCTGACCGTAGGCTCGCGCTACGGCCTGCCCAAGGACCTCGCGGTCGAGGACTTGTCCCAGGAGCATCTGGTACGGCTCAAAGCCGCCCGCCTGGCCGAAGGCGTCACTGCCGCCACGGTGAACCGAGAAATGTCCCTGATCCAGACGCTGATCGGATATGCGAAATCGCTGTCTGTTGTCACGCCGAACCCTCCGCTGGTGTTCTCGCACGGGCGGAACAAGGCCGCGTCGCTCAAGATGAAGGAGCGAAAGGGTAAGTTGCGCTGGCTTACGCCGAGCGAAGAGAGGCTTCTGCTGGTCAGTCTGGGCACAGAGGCGACGCGCAGAGCAAATGACCGGTCCGCTGGCGACGCCTACGACCTCACCCTCTTCCTCCTGGACACCGGGGCACGATACAACGAGGTCGCCCAGATTCGTTGGACACAGATCGATTTGGAGGCAGGCACGATTTCCCTGTACCGGTCCAAGGTCGAGAATGAATCCATGCTGCGCCTGCCGCAGCGGACGCTGGCGATGCTCCGCCGCCGCAAGACCGCGATGGGCACTGGGTATTCCTACGTCTTCCCTGCACTCAAGGGGCGCACCTGGGCGGGCAAGGACGCCCCGCGTGGGCACGCGACCGACGCGATCCAAAACCACATCGAGAAGTGCGGGCTGAACGCCGACCCACAGGCCGACAGAGTGACCCCCCACACCTTCCGGGACACCTTTGCGGCCCGGTTGGTACAGGCCGGCGTCTCGCTGCTAAAGGTGTCGAAGCTGCTCGGTCACGCGAATGTGCTGATGACCCAGAAGTACGCACACCTCTCGCCGGAAGCGACCGGCGCTGAGGCGGCTGCGGTACTCGACAACCTGCACGGGAACCGCAGCGACGCAGAGGCCATTACCTGACCTGTAAATTGGGGCCGAATTGCGCTTGGCCTTGGACCAATTAAACTGTATATCCATACAGTATTTCGAGTAAGACCATGCGCTTTCAGTGCAGCGTTCTCAGAACGCACCACCTAGGCGAGCGCCGCCGTGACAATGACCCAGGCCAGCCCGTCGTGGGTGTGGTGCGGATGTACTCCATGCTCCACACAGGCCTGAACCGACACGTCCCGCGTATGACGATGGAGGCCTTGGCCAAGTTCGGCGCCACAGTGCCGAGCGCCATCCCCGATTTGCTCGAACCCCAACTCCTGACCTTCGGCTCTGACCGAGGCATGATGGTTGTCGGCTTCGAAGAAATCGCCGGCTGTAGGTATTACCAGGGGTGGTGGATGCAGTGGGTTGCAGGGGACTGA